AAGAAAAAGGCAGAAAAGCAACTATTACATAAAAAAGTTTAGAAAAAGTTATCATATAGCCATAATCAAAGTCTACCAGACTATTTATCAATAGATGAAGAAACTAGACGTAAATAATCTATTCAGCATATTCAATGCCACTGATGAAGAAGTCTTTAGAGAGGAACACTCAGAAGAACTACTAGACAATCCGTATGTACTGATGGGTATGGTATTAAGAGGAGTAGAGAATTTTACCGTCTTAGATGATATGTACACCTATAAACACGGTAAAGAGTACAAAGCCGTACGTCCTAAGGTTAAACACTCTTATTTCCTACGTCTATACGGTTTCCTTGATCGTATCAACTTTCATAAATATAACTTTGAGTTTATGATAGGTGACGACTTCTCTGTCGAACAAACTGATAGAGCGCTAAACTTCCTATTACTCCACTTTGTACAATGTGAACAATACGAGAAGTGTGCTATAATACAACGATATATAGATTTATTACACATAGACTCTGTTCCTCTACCATTACCTGAAGGAATACTTATGCCTTTTAATAACTCTAAATAATTCTCGGGTCAACTTGCGCGCGTTTCGCGCGGCGGCCGTAACTAGTTCTATTAAAACGTTTAACTCAACCCCGCTCCCTTATGCTTATATTTAAAATAGTAGCCATGATGATAATCTTTTGGTTCGTAATGAACAGATGGTTTAAGTGGTTAGATAAATAAATCAAAAAAACTTAGTGAATTAGTTGCCTCCTAACCTTTTTTTTCGTATATTTAGTATAAATAAAGGTTATGAAAAAGATAGTATTATTAGTTTCGAGTTTATTATTAACATTCAATGTGTTTTCGCAAGAAAACCTAGATGTTGATTATTTCGTAAAAGGTAAAAAAGATAAAAATGGATATACTCATATCAAACTTAACTGGGATGGTGAGTATTGGCCTAGATTTACAATAGGATTATATGCAGATACTCAAGATAAGGAGCATTGGTATAACGGAACTCCCGTAATTACCTCGGTTGCTTCATCAGATAAGGAGTTTGATATGGGATCTTACGGTACTCAAGAGGTTGTTCAATCAACTAAAGTGTATTATAACTTAGATCCTAACGTAAAAGACGGTTCTAAAGCTTATTCTAAGAGAATAGTTGGTCCGTTTCCTCCAGAAATGAAAGGTCAGGCTATAACGGTTTACGTGTCTACCTCTTGGGATATGGGTGGAAAATCACATAAAATACTAGAAGAGTTAAAATTTATTGTAAATTAGTTGCCTTTTAGCAAAATTTTTATTATCTTCGATATATAATATATTAGATTATTAATATTATTAATTATTATTATTAAATTATATTATTATTAATTATATATAAATATATATTTTATTAATTATTAAAAAGCCATAAACTATGTCATTGACAGCAGAACAAATACAAAAGAATTATGATAAGCATATAAAGATTCTATACCACTACTTACCTGAAGATAGAGCTAAGAAGTGTGAAAAGATGATAGAATCATTCGGTACTGAATATGCTACTGCTCCTGCTAGTAGTAAAACTTGGTATCACAATGCTTTCATAGGAGGTTACGTTGATCATGTCAATAGAGTAGTTCAATATGCTATAAAACAGAAAGAATTATACGAAAGTATGGGAGGTATGATAGACTTCACCGATGAAGAACTAGTATTCTCAGCTATATTTCATGATCTAGGTAAAGTAGGAGATAAAGATAAACCTTCATATATACCTCAGACTGATAAGTGGAGGCAGGATAAATTACATGAAATGTTTACTCCTAATAAAGAACTAGAGTTTATGTTAGTTCCAGATAGATCTCTATTTACTTTACAGAAGAATGGTATTGAGGTAACAAAAAACGAGTATTTAGCTATTAAACTACATGATGGAGTCTTTTCAGACGCTAATAAACCTTATTGGTTCAGTAATAATCCTCATTCTAGGATGAAAACCTCTATTGCTAACGTACTTCATACAGCAGATTTCCTTGCTTCTAAGGTAGAATATGATAAATGGCTACTAGAATCAGGCGGAGTAAAAGAGCCTGCTACTAAAAAGACTAAAGCATCCACAGGAAGAAGAGTGAATTCTTCTAAAGGACTTAATAATTTACTTAAAAACATATAACATGAATATAAATCCTACTACTCTTTTTATAATTATTGCTATATTAGTTGTTATTCTCATAGTTTCTTCTTATATTATAAGAAATCTACTATTTAAACTTGAGAAGTTTGAAGATGTAGTAGAGAATCAAGCACAATATATCACAGCAGTCGGTGATTTAATCAAAGACTCTAATGAGAAGCTTAAAGAAGTTGATAGCAAAGGAACATTCAAGAGTGACGACGAGGTGGGGTACTTTTTCGAAACTTTGAAACAGATACAAAGTAATCTGGATCAATTTAATGTACCTGAAAATTATGCCAAGAAAGAAGAGCAAAGCTAATTATTTTACAAAAGAGACAGAAGAATATATTGTCAAGTATAACACATCTACAGATTCAGACTATAGGTCTAAGATCTTTACTGACCACATTTACTTCCCCTTTTACAAACTTGCCGAAAACATTATACATACTTTTAAGTTCTATTATACAGATGTAGAGAAGATAGAAGACTTAAAACATGAGATAGTATCCGTACTATTAGAAGAAAAGATTATGAAGTTTGATCCTACCAATGGAGCTAAAGCATATTCTTACTTTGGTACTATTGTTAAGCGCTGGTTAATAAACTACAATAACAAAAACTACAAAAAGCTAAAACAAACAGCTTCTACGGATGAAATCGGAGGTCACTACGAACAAGAACATTCTTTAGATGATGGAGTATCGATCACATTAGCTACTTTTCTAGATCAGTATATAGATGAGATGTATGAGAGTTTAGAGGTTAATTTCCCAAAAGATCAAGAAAGACGTATTGCCGATGCAGTTTTAACTATATTTAGGACTAGAAACGATTTAGATATCTTTAAGAAGAAAGCCCTCTATATTTATATAAGAGAAATGACAGACTGTGAAACTCCTCACTTAACAAGGGTTATCGCTAAGTTAAAAGACCTATTCTACGTTAGATATAATGATTATCAAGAAGAAGGATTAATTATAAATAAAGTACAGCACGATATTTATTAATAAAATACTATGGCACTTGATAAAAAAATCTTTGCAGATAAGACATTATCAGACCTATTTGCCGAAATACATGATAACTCAACAAGTACGAGAGGTCAAGTTAAAGCACTGATAGGAGAACTTAAGCCTCTTATAGAGAACATAGGAGACGCTACTCTTATTGTACCTATGATAAAAGAGTACATGGAGATAGGAGTTAAGAACGACGAAGCTTTAATTAAAATGGCTGCTATTATTCAAAGAATAGAATCAGCACAGGCAAAAGGAACAGGAGAAGATATGTTTGATCCTGCAGAATTAGCTGCTTTATTAGAACAATCAGAAGAGATTGCTAATGAAGTAGAAGACAAACAAGAAGACAAAGAAGAGTAATATGGTAATGTTTGGAGGTTCCAATAATAGCAGAGGCGGCGGTGGTCGAAGTACCGGTGTCAACTATGGAAGAGTAGTATCTGTTGTTATGGACGATACTCATCCTAAATATTATGATGTATTAGAAGGATTAGGAGTTGGAGGAGTTTTCTATAAACCTATAGATTCCGGAACATCTGAAGATGATGATAGAGATTTACCTTTTGCTTTTCAAGGAAACGCTTCTATTAGACGAATACCTCTACCAGGGGAAGTAGTAGCACTAGAAAAACGTCCTGCACCAGCAACAGATCCATCACTAAAGAATGAACTAGTGATGAGACAATATTGGACTGAAGTAATAAATACTTGGAACAACCCAGAGCATAACGCTAACCCAGACGTATCAGTTAAAAGCTACGCAAACAAGTTATTTGGTGGTGACTTTAAAGAAGATGGTAAAATAAACCCATTACAGTTATTCCCAGGAGATATGACTGTTGAAGGTAGACAAGGTCAATCTATTAGAATGACTGGTACCAAACATAAAGATAATGAACTTACTGATGGGAGTAATGAGAGTAAACCAATAACAATCATTAGTAATGGTCAAAAAGAAACTGATAGCGGTATAGATAGAATAACAGAAGACGTTAACGAAGATGCGTCCTCTATATACTTAACCTCCGATCATACAGTTAAACTAAAAGAAGCTAATACTAAACGAGAAGCTTATAAAGATAAACCAGATACACCTAAAAAGTATAAAGGCTCTCAAGTAATGCTTAACTCTGATAGGTTATATTTTAACGCTAGAGAAGAGCATTTACTATTAACTGCTAAAAAATCTGTAGGTATAACAGCAGATACTCTTAACTTTGACGGTAATAAAGAAATATCTGTAGATGCAGACCAGATTTTCTTAGGAGTAAAAGCCTATAAAGATCCTCAATCATCTAAAGAACCTTTATTAAAAGGTAAAACTTCTGTTGAATGGTTAGATGAATTTGCTGGTGTAGTAGAAGCATGGGGTAAGTTCTTAAGCTCAACTATGATACCAGTACCTTCAGTAGCTATACCACAACAAAAAGCATATGGAGGTAAGATAGTAGGTCAGATGAAAAAATTAAGAAGAAAGATTCATAGATTAAAATCTAAAAAAGTATACACTGAATAATGCCATACGTTAATATACCAGAATCGAGATTAGCAGGAACAATAGCAGGACTTATCGGAAAGATGTCAGGCGACTTGTCTACTAAGGTATTTGATACTATAGTTGACTTAGAGGATAAAATGCTTGCTGAAGCTTATAATAGAGTTTACAAAGGTAAAGCTACCATAGGATGTAAAGGTTTAGGACCTTTTAGAAGTGGAGTAAGTAACGTATCTAAACAAGTAGGGGGCTATTCTAAAAGAGTAGGGCGATTTGGTAAGATACCTAAAACCATTGTTAAAGTAGTACCATCATTAAAAGTTATTTTAAAGATATTAAAATCTCTTCCAATACCAACATCAGTACCTCCGGGTATAGGTGTTCCATTAGCACTAACTAATACCTATGCAGATATATTACATCTTATAAAAGAGATGATCGTACAACTACAAGATATAGCTAGAGGCATAACAGGAGCATTAGAGATAGGCGGAACAGGAGGAATACAGCCTTTATTAGACGGAATAAACGATAGCGTTAAAGGCATTGACAATTGCATATCAGTAATATCTGCTGAATGTGAAATACAGAAACTACCTAAAGAAGAACAAATAGCATCAGGTTTTCTAGAAGAAACACCAGAAGGTGATATTTACATCTCTTCTAAACTCATTCCTTTATTATTAGCAGGAGGAGATAATGATGCACTAGAAGAGGCTAATAACCTTCTAGGTAGTGTAAACATAGATTTAGGATTTGATCTTCAACCAAACGATAAGTTAGAAGAAGGACAAATTATATATAAGGGTTATTTATTAGAAATAGTTAAAGACCCTACAAGTCCTAAAATAGCACCAAGAAGGAATGCAGTAGCAAAGACTTTAGATGAAGGTGTTGTTGTATTGAGAGGACCTAAATCTTTTGCATCAGATACAGATGTGTTGATAGATGAAATAAAATTACAGATAGATAATCTGTCAACTTCGTTAACTTAACTATTTATAATTATGAAAGTAGATTTATTAAGAAAATTAATAAGAGAAGAGGTCAAGTCTGCGATGAAAGAGCAGCTACAGGAGATAATGAACGAAGCTGTTAAAGCAGCTAGTGCACCTTCTAAGCCTCAAAAGGTAGTAGCAACAGAGCAGAGAACAAAAGCTCCGGTTACTAAAGGATCAAT